TGCAGGTGCTGTTGAAGCTTGAGCCTTAGAAGCAATACCTTCGGTAATGTTCTTTTTAACTTGAGCTACTTTTCTTTCAGTTCCTGTGAATTTCATTGATTCAGAAAGTGTTGCGTAAACTAATTTAACTTCTCTTACGTTAGAAGTTCTGTCTAAATTTTCTACAACTTTAACTTTTTGTTCGTTAGTTAAGTTATAACTTCTGAACAATTTGTTTGTGTAAAGTAATTTAGCGTTTAAAAGGTTTACTTCGTTGATTGTACCTTTCAAAGATTTGATTACTGCTAATGCTTCTTCTAATTCAGACTGTAATGATTCCATTTTAGCCTGAGTTTCAGTTGCGTCTTCAGCTTTGTCTTCTTCTGAGTTCTCATCTTCTCCGTATCCCATCTCTCTTAATATTTCATCAAGATCGATTTCATCATCAGCCATAGCTGGGTCTTCACCCTCTACTGCTGGTGCTTCAGTTGGTTCAGCTGCTACTGGTTCTTCAACCGGTGCTTCTTCACCTTCCATAGCTGGTGCTTCAGCAGGAACTTCTTCCTCACTTTCTTCACCTGCGATTTGTGCTTCTAACTCTCTGATGATAGATTCTAAATCTAACTCATCTTCGTCAGCTGCCATTTCATCTTCACCTTCGAATGCTTGTCTATCGCCACGCTCTTCGCCTGCGATTTCAGAATCATCAGCTACACCATTTTGGTTTGCATCTTCTTCATCTTCACCTTCGGTTAGGTCTTTAACTTTGTCGTAGTCTTCTACTTCGCTTCCAGCTTCGCCAGATTGCTTAGAGATACCACTTAGGTCAGTTTGTGCTGTGTTTGCTTTATCTGCAGGTTCTTTGTTATCACCGTTACCAATCTCAGTTGAAGTATCATTATCTTCGTTTACTGCATCTTCCGTATCTTCTTCATCACCTTCCATTTCGGCTTGTAATTTTTGAGATAAGATAGATTGTAAACGAGGAGTAAATGCTTCTTCTAGTGCGATTTTAGCATTAGCGATAGCAGTTTCACGTACAGCTTTAGCATCAGCAATTGCTTCTTTCAACAATTTTGAACTTGCCATTTGTTTTCCTTATTTATCGGATTTCTGAAGTCATTAGATTTTGAGGGACTTCAATGTATGTTTTTGATTGGCGTTTTGGTCACTTCTCATAGAACGAGAGTATTCATTTACCAATAGAAAAACCTAAATTAATAGGTTATTATTAAGAATAAATATATAAAATTTTACAAAACGTAAAAAAACTATACTTTTCTTTAGAATTTATTTATTAGAACCACCTCTATTTTTAGATAGGGTTTGCATTGCATTTCTTAAAGTAGATTGTATTTTAGCTCTTTTAACAGGATCTTTTTGTGCACCTATTTGAGCTCTTAGTACTTTAATTCTATTATTTATATTTTTTGCTTTTTCAGCAGGAGAAACTTCCTTTGTAGGAATATCTTCCGTTACTACTGATTCATTTGGTACGCAATTTGGAACTTGCTTACCACCCTTATTTTTCATACCAACTTGCTTATATCCTTGCCAACAAGGACCATCTTCTTTTACCAATGATTCGTTTGCAGCTGCTTGGTAATCTTTTAACCATTTTTTGTAATAGTTAATTAAATCTAAGTTTACTGCTATTGATTTTTTAATATTTTCTTTTTTATTGCTTGGTAAACTTTTATTATCTTTAAGTTGTTGTACTAATAGTTTAATAGTTTCTTCCAAATTTTTAATCAACATTTCCAATCTCTTTGTTTCGGAATCTTCGTTTATAGTACCTTCTCCAAACATACCTACAAAGTTACCTTGATATTTGTTACCACGCGTACCACTTATTGCTGTTGCAAAGTCCATTCTATCTTTTAATTTTCCTTTAGCTATAAAGTTAAAAAGCTTTTTAGCGTTCAAATTAAAATCATCTATAAATTTTTGTACTGCAATTGCACGAGTACCAGTAAATTTAGCAATTCCCATTGCTTCTCTACCAGCTCCTTCATTTACCGATTCGTTTGTTCCGTATTCGTGATAGTTAGTTGATGCTTGTGAAATATAATTTGCTGCGTTAGTAATATGGTCTTGAATCCAAGCAGGAATATCCTTTTCATCCTCACCCATTTTAGCTTTTAATTCAGTAGCCATCTTAATAATGGTATCTAATGAATTATTTGCCATAGATACTTCATGGTCTTCACCTTCTCCTTCTTTAATAAATGCAGTTGCAAATGGATTAGAAACAACTTTACCCATTTCAAATTTACCAAATGCTTTTTGAGATATTAAACCACCTAAACGAATCATAATTATTTCTTTTTACCTAATCTTTCTTTCATTGTATCTACAGAGATATCAGCGATTTCATAGTAACGATTTAAGATGTGACCCATATCTTCATATAAAGAATGTAATCTCTCATCCATTGAGTTTGCTTCAACAGCGAACTTATCAAATGATTTACCTAACTTATCCAATTCCTGCATATTTCTTTTTACAGTCACTGCATCAAACCAATCACCACTTTCTCTCAATGTCATTTCTTTTGCAGCCTCAACGATAGCACCTAAAGTATTTGCAACTTCAGTCAAATCAGATTGTCTTCTCATTTGGTCTTGAAAAGTATTGTAAGTAGAAATAATCTCTAAGAAGTGTTTTTTAACTTCATTTGATAATTTTCTATCTTCTAAGTTTTCAGCTAAACTGAATTTACCATTAACTATCTTTACTTCTTTCAAGTTAGTTTTACGGATATCATTGTATGCTTTAGCTACAGTAGTTCCTTTATTGCCATCAACTTTTAAGGTTATCTTATTGTTGTGTACGAAATCGTATATATCAAAATTCTTTGCCATTCTTATGCTATTTCAGTTATTATTTCTCTCATTAAGTCTTGTGCTTTACAGAATTCTCCGCAAACATCAGTTCCGATTTGTTGTAAACCTCTATTAACCGATTCGTTTACAGGTACCATAAATGCACCATGTGTAGATGGGTTAGATACGAAATCCCAACCAATCAATTCAAAATCTTCTTGTACCTCTACTTTGTTTCCAGATAAGTTACGAGTAGAACCCATACCTCTTGATGAAATACCTAATAGGATACCAGCTTTCAATAATTCTTTTAAGATATTACCAGATGGAGTAGATAGAACTTCAACAGTTCCACATAAATCATCACCGTCCCAATGAATCTCTCTAATATTGTGAGAAACATTCTTTAAGTTAATTACAGTAGAATCCGGATGGTCTAATTCACCCAATGCTCTACGTTCCTTAATGAATACTTCGTACTTCTTAGCTTCTCTCATTAGGATTTCTCTAGGATAGATTCTTCCGTTTTGGTTTTCAGCACCGGCTCTTTGTAGAATACCTTTAACAATGGTTCTTCCACCTTCATCTTCTTGTACCTTTCCCTCAAATAATTTGGTTTCTATTAAAAGTCCTTTCATTGTTATTTTAATTCTTAGTGTTTAAGTAAATCATTTATTACTTTATCGTATAATCTACTACTATTTGTATTACCAGCTCCAGTAAATCCTTTTTCTTTTTGTAGATACGCAGTAACTTTATTTCTTAAAAGCTTTTCAACATCATTATTTTGAATTATTTTTTTAACAGCTGCTTTAACATCATCTAGTTCAGGGAATTCATTTCCTTCAGCATCTCTTGCTTCATCTATTGATTCTGATTTTTCTCCTTTACCATTCCAAGCACCATCCACTTTATTAAAAAATGCTTTCTTTTCATCATCTGTCATATCGTTGATACCCTTTCCAGCTTTTTGTAATGCTTTAGCGAAAAACGCTTGATACTCAGATTCTTCAGTCATTACTTCTTTAACTAATTCTTTTAGTCTTAATTTTGTGATTGTTGTGTTCATATTTTCTTTTTTATTTGGTAAACCCTTATGCTTAGTAGATGCGAAATCTTTAGCATCTGATTTATCCATATCTTTAGCTACTTTAGCAACTTCTGGAGATGCTGGTTCTTCACCCTGTTGAGCTGCATGAACCATACCCATAAATCTTTGTTGTGCTTTTGATACTGCTGGCATATTATAATGTTCTTATTTTTTCTGAAAGGTTCATTAATCTTTCTTTGATTTTATGTAAACTTTTATGAGTTCTTTTATAGTAGTCATCTCTATTAACGCCATTCTCATTCTTTATCTTAGAATACCAATTTACAAATTTTTCTACCTCACCTAATTGTTGTTTGATGCTTGTCACACCTTTACTCATCTTAGCTTTTGGAGAACCTTCTTCGTTTTTAATTGCTAACCAACGATTTTCATTTAAACTAGCTTCCTCATCATCTTTTGCTAATATCATACCACTCTTGTCAGCAATACCACCAGCATCTGCTGAACTAATTGCTGTTGGTTTTATTGCTAATGGTTTTTTAGAATTAGCAGGAACATCGTTTTTCAACCAATCTTTAGCTTCTTCCAAATCATCAACAACCTCACCACCAGTTACATTAGCTAATCTTTTATTTTTCTTTGCAGTTTGACCTGGTTTAGAAAATGCGTTTGGAGTATCATATCCAGCAACTGCACCAGTTCCAGTCATTTCTTCCAATTCCTTTTCGTTTTGGATTTCTTTAACTATACCTCTGATTATTTCTTTTAGTCTATTTGACATTTACCTTTGATTTTAATTCTTTGATTAACTCATAAGAAAGCATGATAGATGAAACATTATTATCAGTTACAGTTTTACCAATTTTCATTTTTTCTAAAACAGAAATAGTTTCTGACAATTTGATTGTAGTTACTTTATCTGATATTTTAGATTTAATTGTTTTTAATTCTTTCACAATTTGTGGAAGTTCTACTGCTAAATAATCTTTAAATTTAGTTGTATTAGACATGTTATTAATATACTCTTTTAACAAGCCCTTTTGTTTTTCATCTAAATTTGTGTATTTTTTATTAAAAGTCTCAACAAGAATCTTATAGGTTAGTAATCGTAGGTCTTTATCTTGCTTTTTGTAGGTTTCTATTAGTTTTGTACTATCGGATACCTCAATTGTTTTGTTTAGAGGAGGTCTAGATATAATGTTCTCAATTAATGTAATCTTAGAATTGAATATATCTTTAATATCGTAGTTTTCTGATTTTTTAGATTCAAATACTTTATATATTGATGCTAATACTTTATAGTTAGTTATAGGAGATGTTAAAAATTGCTCTAATTCAAATTTTGAATTAATTTCTTTAATAAGATTGTATTTTTCTTTAGATAGCTTTATAACATTTAATTTAGAGTGGGCCTGTGATACAGTCTCAACAAACATTTCAGCTTTTGATTCTGAATTGTATTTCTCTTTTAATAGTAAATCATAAAGACGTAATTCTTTATTTAATTCAGTACCTGCGGCAAAGAATTCCTTTACTATATGTTTTGCGTTCTCAGTCTTATCTCCATTAAGAACCTCCAATGTTATTTGCCTTACTAATAATTCAAATAACACTCCAGTGTTCTTAACTTTGGAATGTTTTATTTTTTTCATTTAATTACCCTATAATTTAACCTATGTACATAAACTAACACATATAAATATAAACTTTTTAATGTTTATTAAAATTTACTGTCATCTAACAGATTATTTTCATCTAAAAGGTCAGTTTTTTGTGTTTTTTCACTCAAAATCTTCTTTTTTGCCGAAATTCCGTTTATATATTCTTGTGCTATTTTCTTATTTGATTCATTTGTACGAGTTTCTCTCTTTCTCTCTTTCTCATTTTCTTTGTTACCCAATGGGTCTCTACCATACGGATGTTTATCTTTTCCGTAAGTATTTCCTTCTCTTGGTCTACCACCTTTATCATTATCATTTATCTCCTGCTTCATTTTTTCAATCTCCTCCTCAACATTTGTTTGTTGTGGTGGATTTGCTGGGTCTTGTCCTTGCTGTTCAATTGAATTATATCTGAATCTATCTTTAAGGTCTAATACCATCTTAGCTCTTTCGGTATCCATCTCATCTTCACTTATACCAAATATATTATGATAAACCCAATCAGTAGATAACATGTTTAATGCTTTCATATCACTTGCCAATCTAACCTTCTCACTCCATAAGTTTACTTTCTCTTGCTCATATATTGTAGAAGCGTTAGTTAAAGTAAGTTGGAAGTTTGTCATTTCCGAATCATCAATACCTTGTCCAGCTAAATGCACAATTGCAATCTTGTATAATTCACTAACAATTGTTCTTTGAATTCTTTCAATAGTTCTAGCAAAACGAACATCTTGTGCTGCTAAAGTTGCTTTACCATTTACATCTTCTTCATATCCTAAAAATGCTTTAGGTATCTTAAGTGCTGCAAATAATTTAGCTTTTAAGTAATCAATATCATCTACCGCTGTATAATCTAATCCAGCTAAATTATCAATAGATGTTCCACTATCACCACCTCTAACAGGTAAGAAAAAATCTTCTGTAAGGTTTTGAATATTATATTTTAAATTATAATCGCCACTATTCTTATCAACAAATGGAGTTTTCTTCATTTTGTTAATAATCTTTTGCATGTAGTTATCTACTTCATTAGGATTAATATTACCAATATCAATTTTGAATATTCTTTTTTCAGGAGCTCTCATAATACGATGAATTAACATCGCATCTTCCATTAATTGTAATTGTTTCCAAACTCTACGACCATTTTCAATCATAGCCTTACCATATGGTAGGAAGTTTGTATCTGAAAGTAAACGGAAGTGAGCCATTTCATAATTCTCATATTCCTTTTTACCAAATCTATCTAATTCAACCTTAAACTTAACATAGTTTTGATTCATTGGGTCAGTACCTTCCAATCTTTCCGTATTATATACAGAATATGGAGTTACATTAATAATACCCTTACCTTCTGCCATTTCTAATGCTAAAAAGAAATCACCATATTTTACCAAGTTTCTTGTCCAAGGCCAAAGGTTAAATTCTATGTTTATAATATCATAAAATAAGTTGTGAAGTATTGCACTTACATTTTCGTTTGATGATTTGATTGCTAATATATCACCATACTCATTCTTTGTTGTAGACTCATCTGAATAGATATCTAATGCAGATGCGATGATAGGGTCATTATCCATAGCATCATAATCTCTAAATAATTCTCTACGAACCTGATGGTATGCCATTGATTGTGCACCCTGATTGGTTTCGTAATATGACCTTTGTAATTTTGTATATCTATCTCTAAGATTAACAAAATTTGTGTTCATTTGTTTTTCATCCGTATCAACAACTCTACGCTTACCATCTTTATCAACGGTAACAATAGCATTTGTTGAGAATAATTTCTTTAGTCTACCAAAAAAACTTTTACTGTCATCTAATTCTTGTTCTGCCATAATTTATTTTATCAGTTTTCTATTTTGACATTATATAACATAAATATCGTAAAATATCAAAACACTACAACCATTGGGATAAATCTTCAAAATCATCACCAACTCTCATTTTCCAAGGGTTATCATTCATCATATCATTACCACCATATACCCCTTGCGATGTATTTGATGTTATACCACTTACCGCTTGTTTGGTTAAATCAATACCCTCTTGTCTTAAACGAAGTGCGGTATCTCTAACCCATAATCCAATTGATATAGCCATAACTAAGTCATCGTTATAACCCTTCATTGCTTCAGCCCTACCATTCATATAGATAAATGTAAATAACTCATCTATTAAACGAGCAGAACGAATTATAATTGATTTCTCTCTAAAATAATCAGTTAATTTAGATATGATTAAAGGTCTAGTCTTAGAAGTAGTTGAAAATCCAGCTACTAATCCCTTTTCTTCACTTCTATATCTGTTTGTCATTTGATGTTGTATATCAATGTATTTTAAATCCTTACTCATATAGAATAAGTTTTTATATCCTCTATCAATTACTTGCTGAATTGTTGCCCAGCCAATGTTTGCGTTCTCTATAACAAGCAAAGCATCATTATATTCCGTTGAAAGTGCAACTAAAAAGTTTCCAAAATCTTTAGTATCCACCTTACCTCTATATTCTGCAACCTGTACTGAATTCACAATATCAATTACATGACAAGTAGAATAATCGGCACCATCACCTCTAGCCACATCGGCAACTACCATATATGATTTAGAATAATCTGCATGCTCCCATTTCCAAAGATTTCCATCAAACCCACCTTTCTCAATTGGTGGTATTACATATGTTTCTTTATAGAACATTAATAATTCGGGTTCAATTACAGTTTCACCAGAAGATATAAAATCGCAATCACATTCTTGTGCTGCTTTCTTTGTACCCAATAACTTCTCTTGCTCATCCCTCCATTTTTGGTCTCTTTCAGGATGAACTGTCCAATGCAATCGGATTGTATTAAATGGATTTGTACTTTCCTCTGCACCTAACCAAGTTTGATGAAACCAATTACCAACACCATTAGGAGTAGATAGTGCTATACAAGCTCCACCTGTTGATAATGTTGATTGAGCTGATACCCAAATCTCATCAATATCATCAATGAAAGCTGCTTCATCAAATATAAGAAGGGATAAGGCTTCAGAACGTCCTGCATCAGGAGAACTAGCAATAGCCTTAATTTGAGAACCATTTTGTAAACGAAGGGAAAGTTTGTTATCTTCCATAGAACCACCTTTAAGCCAACTAGGAAGCAATTCATGCATCACTCTAACCTTAGTTACTAAATTTTTTGCAACTTCTTGCTTTGTTGCAATTACCAACACATTAAAATCCGTATTGAATATCATTTTCCAAAGTGAAAACCCAGCACAAAGTGTTGAGATACCAGTTTGTCTTGATTTTAGGACTACATTAAATCTATTACCATTAAATTGAGTTAAAGTCTTTTCTTGAAATGGATATAATTGAAATGGTATCTTACCTCTTACAGGGTGCTGAATCATACAATACTTCTTCATAAAATGTATAGGGTCTACCGCACATTTTTTGTATTCTTCTGCAATAATATCCTTTAGGGATTTCTTTTGTGTTATTCCAGTACTCATATTAATCCTTAAGTGGTCTTACTAAATCGTAATTTTTATTTTTTAATTTATCGTAAGCCTCATTTCTTAATTTAGTAGCTTGTTCAATCTCACCTTCAAATTTAACAATATCTAAAAGTATTTCTGCTTTTAATTCATTAACATCTCTTTCCATACTCCAAGTTTCAATTGTGCCATCTTCTTGAACTACTTCATAAGTTTGTTTTGCATCTTTATAAGCTTGTTTAAATTGTGCTATTACATCGTTACCATATGAAATCATATTAGAATATATTTTGTAATCTTCATATTCATCCCACAATCCATCATATTTTATTTGTGCTTCTCTCAATGTAAGACAATGTAAACAATATCCAGTTTTAGATATCATTTTTTTATCAACCCTACTCACTTTTATTGTTTTACAATTATCAGATTTACAACTATTTAACTTATCTAAGTAAGCTCTAACTTCTGACATTGTATCTGTCAAATCTGATGTTTCTATTTTACCAGCTTCCAATTGCTCATAAGACCTACCATTATCATCAGTCCATTTATCACCAACTTCTCTTTTTATCTTTTTTTTATCTGCTCCGGAGAATGAAATTTGTGTTTCCTTTTGATATTCCCCACCCGTTAAAACCATATCAACCAACTTTCTACGAGTTGGGTGCATGAATTTTTTGTTGAATTCCTTTGCCATACTATATACGATATATTTGTATATATAAGTATATCAAAATCAAAAAAACGATTAAGAATCAAAAAATATGCCTAAAATCTGATTAAGCGGTGCGAATGCACCTGTTAGTTTATAAGTGTTTCCACCATATACAAATACCAATCCCTCATTTGGTACGATTTTATCAAATCCACCCAAAGCTTGCATCCTACTTAATTCTAATTTAAGTTTTGCAATCTTTTTAGGGTCACCACTTGCTTTTACTTGAGATATTGTACTTTGCAATTTTGCTTTCATTTGTTTAGTAGCTTCTGCGGGATTTGCAGTTAATACTGATGTCATAAATGATAGTACATCTGCACCAACACCTAAAAATATTTCCTCAAATCTCATTAAGTTTTGTTTTGATATCTTTTGTTGGTCTTGCTTATCCGTTTGCTCGGCCCAAGCTCTTATCTTGTCATCCTTTATATCCCCTATACGAAAACTTTTATCTAAAAAAGCCCATCTTTTAATTAATCCTATTTTTTGTTGTGCATCCAATTTCTTTGCTCCCTTTTCTACAAAATTTGTCCACCATGCCTGATGATAATCTGCTACACCATCCGAGTCAGCTAATCCAAATTCAGATTGTAGTTTAGAAATCATTCCCAAATACTTTCCTTGTAATTTAGAAAGATGTTCGGTTTTAGGGAGTGTTTGCATTGGAGGTCCCTGTATTGTATATTTAGATTGGACATGTGCATTTACTTGCTTAATCATTCCACCTAATACTTTTGCTGCATCTTGATTTTGTCCAATTATAGTACCAGCCATATCATAATCAAAAGTACCATGAAATACTAATAGGGGTTGATTGTAGGGGATTACGTTTACGGATGTTGGATATATTACTTCCAAATTCATAAACGAACTACCATCCTTAAAAACCTTCTTACGTTGAGGTTCGGATAATGCTGCAATTGCTTTTGATAAATCCTGCATAGCGAAGTTGTAAGCATCAGTTAATCCACCTCTACCAGCAAACTTATCTGCTACTTGTCCTATTGTCATAGCACCAACTCCTTTATCTTTTAAGTGAGATTTGTTACGAGCTGCAACTAATCTACCATTTACCCAACTAATTGCTAATGCCTGTCCATCGGTTTTTTCTCTTGCCAATTCCAAGTCACCATTAAGGGCTCTTACTACTATTTGTTTAAGGTCACCAAATGTTAAACCCATTTCAATATCAAATGGATGTGCCATATGTCCATAAGCTCCACCTTCAGTTAATAAAGATTCTTTAAGAAAATCAATTGGCGATTGTAAATCATGCTTTAATATACGATTGTATTTATCGGTTGTATCTTTATGATTATCTATTGGTAATTTTTGGTCTACTGCTTTTTTCTTTTCTCTTTCAGATGGTATTTCATCAAAGAAATCCCAACCTTCCAAATTATCCAAATAGTATCCTTCTTTATCATAATCATCCCAATTTGCATTCCATTGAGTACCAGTTGTTGCGTTACCATCATTATAAAATGCACCATTACCACTTGCTTCAGCTATACTATCACCTTCAATACTTGCCAACTTTTGATAATAATTTAAATCTTCCCATAAATGGTCCATAGCTATTTCAGCTGCAAATCTAACATCAGTTGTATGCTCCATCTCAACTCTAATACCATTTGTAAGATATTCTTTTATTTTGGAAAGTTCTACGTTATACTTGTTTGCTAAATCTTTTGTGGTTTTACCTTTTGCTAAACCACCAGGAATTTTATCAATCTGAACTCCTATCTCATCTATCTCCGCATATCCACTCATTCCTTTATTGTTAAGTTTCTTACTATTTTTCTTAACATCTTTACTATCAGGTGCTCCATTATA